AGTTCTATAGTGCAACTCAATCGGGGTTCACCCCGACACTTCAAATCTCTTTTTTCGTGGCACACGAAAAAAAAAATTTTTTATGGTACAAAAAAACCCTGCGCTTGTCAGGCGCAGGGTGCTAGTGGTTTGACCAGGCTACATGGAAGTTCCATGCGATAGGCTGTCATGCCTGTCTAATAAAGCAGCGTCTTTGATATAAACTTCAAGGCCCAAGCGTATGTCTGCCAACGAGTCAATTGTGCAAGCAATGCCTTGCTCTTCTTTAACTTCATTGCGTAGCATCTGGCCAACGTCTCCACTATCTGACGCAGCGTTGATTAACTCAAGCAAAACCAACAGTTGATTACGTGATATGTTTTGCATTACGCCTTGCCTCCCGTCATAGCGACTGCCATTTGCGCCGTGATTTCTGCGATTGCCTCAACGTCACCGTCTGCTTGCGCTTTTGTCAAAGCGACAACTAAGTCTTTCATGCTAGACATTACACGCTTGTTTGCGCTGGCTTCGCTTTCATACTTCGTGAACAAAACGTCAATCCATTTGTCGAAGCGTATCTTTTTCTCCTCCAGCGAGAGTGTATCCTTACGTGATGAGTCGCCTTTTTCAATCGTCGTTTGAACCGTCTTTGCTTTCACATCAAAAGCGCGAACGATAATCGAAGCATAGTCGCTCGACTTCTCACGTAGCGTAGCAAGCTCTCCAAGCTGCTCCACAAGCGAGATCGGCACGTGCCAGTACTCTATAGCCTCCCCGCCTTCGCGTGGATTCGTTGTTGTTGTTGTCGCGCCTTCCTTGAGGATGGCTACGACGTTATCGACCGTCGCTTGTGACGATTCGCCTTCGCTTGGTTTTTTGTTCGTTTTCATGATAACAGGCCGGTAGTTTTTCCGACCTCCAAAATTATCGTCTATTTCCAAAATAACGTCAAGCCTTTTATTAAAGAAAGTTTTTCCGATAATTACGTAACATCCGATCTCACACGTAAACTGTTCATAGTAGTTAAACGAACCACGGCGTAGCATAAAAACGTGTAGCGTAGTTAAAGAATTGTTAGAAGGAAGGTGTTAACAAATGACAAACAGTTACAATACGCGTTAAATGCCAGCGGCAGTTTACCCAAGTGCGGTAGTGAGGGGGTTTAGTAGGTTAGATAGATATAATATAAAATATATATATGTATATATATATACAGTATGTATAAAAAGAAACACTACCCTACAAAGCCTACTGACACACACGGACAACTTGCCGCTATCATTTAATGCGTATTGCACCACCTTGTCATTTGTTAACAGCCACCACCCCACAAAACCCCACGATACACTACAAAACCTTACGTTACGCTACAAAACAATCTGCGTATGATACACACTTTTTTCTTGACATACTACGGGTGATGTGTTATCGTAGCGTGGTCATTGGGGAAGGTTATGTTACCTCCCAGAGATTGTACGATATGAAAAAAGAACTATACAATATAGCGTTTGATACGCTAACCACACCTGACGTGGAGCGTTGGGATTACGACACACGGAAGATTGTCTGCGAGGCAGTCACACCTATCATACAAGAAGAGACAAAAAAATATGTGGAAAAACCTATGGCAGCGTTACACGGTATCGTAAAAAAACTTGTTAACAACCGTGATGTGTTAGACAATGAGGATAACATACGTAAGCTACGTTTTGCATATAACGGACTTGCCTTTGCGCTAGGCTATAAACTAGAAGGCAAGAAATCTTACCCTATCGTAGAAGACTCTGACTACTACAATGTTTAATATGAAAAAAGAACTACAAAAACTACACCGGCAAGCTACGATAGCGACCATAGTATCGCTCGGCGCTTGGTTACTCATCATACTTACACTTATGCTAGGATCCTGAAAATGATTACGCTAACGGAAGAACTCTTCGCATCGCTTGTTATAGGCTCGAAGACATACGTTATCATAGATGAAGAAACGAAATGCGCTATTGAGAATAGCGACTATGGTAGCGAGCATATGGTATGTGAGAACAACTCGGATACCGTAGGATGGGCAGGGCCAGCATTAGGCCAAGTGCATAGCGTAGGTGTTGGGTTGTATAGGTTGTGGAAGCGTAGCGAATGGAAACTCGTAGGGAATCTTGCGAAAGAACGTGGCGCAGAGCGGGATCGTAAGTGCGCGGAAGCGGATGCTATGAAAGCGGCGAAGGTAGCGGCGGATGCGAAGGCTATCGAAGACTTGAAGGATACGCTACGTAAGCAAGGTGTGAAAGAAGAGATCATAGCGAACTTTTTCGCTAGCATGAAACCAGATGAGATACGGAACATGTTAGGGTTGTAACATAAAAGAAAGTAAAATCATGATAACATCTAAAGACGAAACGAAAGTTGTTGATGATGCTATAAAAGATATAGCGTTTCAACATGACGCAGCAAAGGAACTCGGCGCTCTTGTACTACGTGAACAAGGTGCGCTACTGCAGGGCGGTACGGGAACGGGCAAGACATACATTACGTGTGAGATGCTACGTGACATCCTACCTACGTTAAAGCAAAACGCCAACATAGGCGGTGGGCCAATACCTGTGCTATGGATTGCTCCCGCTGCTACCATACTCCAAACGCAACGTGTGCTGCGCTCGTATGGTCTGGCGAAAGATGTGCTAGTCATGTCCTATAGCGCACTAACGTCACCGAAAACAGGTGGCTGTATGTACTACGGTACGAAGACAGTCGTTGAGTTAGGTACAGAACACACGAAGTATACGTGGTCAGATGTTATGCTACCGCGTCTCGTTGTGTTTGATGAGTGTCAGGCGTTAAAGAATGACGGCTCGTCGCGTACGAATGTCGCACGGCAAATCCCAAAAGATAAGGTAAAGCGACTCTTCATCTCCGCTACACCATACCAGCGTGTATGTGAAGCACGTACGGTACTCACAGGATGTGCGATAAAGAGTGAGTATAACGTGTTGCCGTTGTGTGAATCAACTGTGCCGTCTGTGCTACGTTCACTCGCAACGTATGGTAATCCCACGTCGTACAGCCCACGTGCTATGGAACGTGTGAAAGATGTTATGAAACCGTATACTGTAGCACTCAAGAACGTACGGTTTAAGTACAAGGCGCGGACGGAGTGTGTTATGATTGATTTCCGTAGCGACAAAGAACGCGCAGCATACAACGAAGCGTACGAAGAGTACCTTAAGTATCTGTACGAGTTGCGTGGCCAACGTGGTCATGGTATCGTAGCGGCACGACTTGTAGCGATGATGAAATTTCGGCAAAAAGCAGAAGAGATACGTTCGCCGCAAATCGCATCACGTGCGCGTAATGCTGTCGTAGAGGGATCGCAGGTGATAGTCGGCAGTAACTTCAAGAATATGCTCCGTGGCGTATGGCTGGCACTTACGAAAACGTACAACATACCGGAAGAGCGGATTGGATTTATCACCGGTGGGCAAAGTGCAGAAGAGCGCCAGCGTCACGTAGATGCATTCCAGCGCGGAGAGAAAGACTATATGCTACTGACCGTTGCGGCTGGTGGTGTGGGGATTTCGTTACATCACGAAGATATGTACGCTAACGCCAAGCCAAGGCATATCATACTCCCGCCCACGTGGTCTGCGATAGATCTCATCCAATGCGTAGGTCGATCACACCGACTAACATCATGCAGTAATACGTTGCAGGAAGTCATATGGTACAGGAACACCATAGAAGAACGTGTTGCTGCTGTCGTACAGAATAAGGTAGCGTGCATTAACAAGGCTGTTACCGCAAAGGAACAATGGTCTTCGCTATTCGCACCGGACATAGATGATGATCTCGGTAGCATAAACGATGACGGTGACGAAGACGAGGATCACACGCTAGACGAAGGGATGTTTGAATGAACACACGTACAATAGAGGAAACCGATTGGCTACAAACTATCGTCGTCTCGTACTCACTTTTTTATTGACAATAACCCCGCGATGTGCTAGTATGTTACCAGTTCGTGCGAGTGGGACTTGTATCCACCACGTACGATAACAAAAAGTATAACATCATGACACTAGAAACAGCAATAAATAAATACGAAACAAAACATAACGTACGTATTGATTACGCCGTACCGCAAGGATGGTTCAATGACGTAAATAATGCAGACGTACAGATCAACCCACAAGATTTCGTGTGGGTTTACAAAGAAGATAGCGGTATCTTTGGCATACCATTACACAAAGATACCATCTTCGCGGATAGCATAACCGATGATTTCGATCTCGAACGTGCTATGTTACTTAAAGAAATCGCACACAAGATATGAAAGCATATCGTAACACACCACAGGGATTTAACATAGCGTTTCCAAACGGCATGACCGTTTGCGTAACGTGGTATCGAAAGACCACAAGCGATGGTGGACAAACTAACGCAGAGGTAATTGTATGGGATAAAGATAACGTACGATACGAATACGAAGATAGATTGTGGCGTGAAGGTGAAGGTTTAGATGAACACACGCTACCATCTATGGTCGAATGGAAAGGAATTAACTGCTACGTTAAACCACGTGAGCTAGTAGAAATTCTTGATGCAGCAGAAAATTACGATACAGAAACATGAACAATAACGAACGAGAACTATGGGTACGTAACGACGAAGGACTGTACGCTATGTGGCAGGATAGTATGCTATCAATGCGTATGTTCCTTACAAAGAATCGTACGACAATCGACAATTACATAGCATACATACTTAAATCATGAAACAAGCATTCACACAAAGCGAATTCGGTAACGGATTCACAATACTCTTCGCTAACAAATGGAGTGTTAGCGTACAATGGTCGGAGCATCACAAGTGCGACGGCGGAATTAGAACAGCGGAAGTTGCTGTGCTAGATCCAGACGGTATGTTCTGGACTATCGTAGACGATGAACTAAAGTTAACAGGTGACGTAATGCCATACACTACGTCAGAGGAGTTAGTAAACATAATAAATAAAGTATCATGAGCACAGCAATATCAAGTAACGCAGCTCGCGCTTTCGTACAAGGCAAGCGCTTCAGTAGGTCTAACACCAACGTTAGACGGAACATCGACGGTAGCGTAGAGATGCGACTATGGGATAACCTTATCGCACGACATACCGTAGAGGACGGAACACAAGTAACAATGGCAGGATGGGGTACAGCTACCACACGTGCAAGACTTAACGCTATCATAGACGAGTTAGGTATGCGCGCAGGTTTCTGGCAACACAAAGGCGATCAGTTTTATGGTACGCACAACTCGGTAGTTAGTGGAGATGCTTGTAGCGTCTGCAACCGTATCATATCAACCACAGAATGGGTACAAATAGCACGATGACATACAAAAAACATCAGATACACAACGGTTACAACGATCCACTAATACGTTTCATATTGCGTAGGTGTGGAGTTCAGCGTATACACACAGGATGGTATACGATACTATACAACGGCGCAAAGTTAGAAGATAGCACGTTTGCGTTTGCGTCGCGTAACAAACAAGGAAAATGTAATCACTACAAAAGATGCCAGACTTAGATATAACTAGTGACTTCTATCACAACTTCTTTCGTCAGTATCCACTAGACAACAGTTTGCGTAGGATACCTGTCACATATGCGAGAACTGACATAGCATTATTAGCTCCACGCACACACGCAGGGCAACCGTACAACGAGCGCACAGTTATCTTCACGGATAATAATGCGTACGTTAAGGTTAAAAAACAAGAAGGCTGGGAAGCTATGCTAAAAGATCATTATGATGCACGTGTAGCGAGTGACAAAGGCCCACCGCGCACGGATAATAGTTGGGTACGTAAGATAGTCGAACCTATCTACGCTAAGATGCGTCGGAGTCGTAAGAAATACTGATGACTACGCCTACTGAAATGAAAAGGTTAACAAAACGACTTGCTGCTTACAGTACAGTTGATTCCTGTATGCGTAAGTTAACGCAAGATGCTATAACATTATCATTTCGTAACGAACCTGTATTAATTACAGGTGATACAGGTACAGGCAAGGAGGTAATAGCTACAATACTACACGGCACACGTGTAGATAACATCACAACAGTTAACACAACAGCCGTCACGGATACGCTATTCGAGAGCGAGTTATTCGGTCACGTTAAAGGATCATTCACCGGCGCTTACTGCGATAGAGAAGGTTTAGTAGCAAGCGCCGGTGATGGTACGTTATTCCTCGATGAGATAGGTGATATGCCTGTTACATTACAAGCAAAAATACTCCGACTCATACAGTTCGGTACGTATCGTAACGTCGGTGGCGACAAACTGCTCACAGCAAAATGCCGTATCATAGCGGCAACGTGTAAGAATGTACCACAGTTAATAGAAGATAAGCTGTTCCGTGAGGATCTTTACTATCGTCTATCAACATTTAGGCTACACCTTACACCATTACGCGACAGACGGCACGACATACACCATTACTTAGCAAACCATAAGTTATGGTTTGACATGACAGAGAGTAAACGTAAACATTTCGCAGAGTACGCTGACAACGAACCAATTCACGGTAATTACCGTGAGTTAGAACAAATCATGCTACGATATGAAGTTTTAGAAAAAATGCCTGAGTTAACTTACGCTCTAAAAAATAAAATTTTAGAAGTTAACTGACTTGGCACGGATCTTGCTTTATATATAGTATCTGGCCCCAACTAGGGGGTTTAGAAGTTAAGTAGAACCCTAGCATAAAAGTAGAACATAAGATATGGCACAACATATTGAACAAACATATAAGGACGGAGACTGGAAGGGATTCAAGTTTACCGTGAAGCAATTCGATAGCACAGTAGAGGCTGTCGAAGGTCTGGGCGAGGATAACGTACTCGCGCTCGTTAACCAACAGGTTGCATCTCGCATACGTTCTAAAGTTAAGAACGGTTTGCCGAAAGGTCTTAGCGGAGATGATCTCGCTAACGCACAGCAGCGTTTGTTAGATAAGCACACCGATGGTGTGTTGTTTAACGCTGACGATGCTAACGGATGGCGACCTGACCAACGTACCGAAACGCCTACTGCCCTGTTCAAACAGGCGAAGGAAGCGTTCAAGGCTGGCGATACTGCCAAGGGTGCGGAACTGCTGACTCGTATGCAAGAGCTTCTCGAAGCTTCGTAAACGATAAGCATATCGTAGAGAGGGACGGCCAGTAAAAGCTGTCCCTCTCTTTTACTCATAACTGCTAACAAGATATTTTTATATGGATGATATTATAGATATTGTTGTAGGGAAATTAAAGAAACCACAAAATTTAGCTGCACCAAAGCACCACCGCTCATCGTACACAAAAGATACAGCCGCAATGGTACAGCCTATCATGGACAAACTGTTAGGCGACGGCGCAGATGTATTCGTACCAGCAGCTAACACAGGCTATAGTGCAAACACTTTATACGGTAAGTTAAACGATGGCTTACTATGGTTAATGCACAACACAGCGGAAAAGGATAAGAACGAAGCGTATCGTATGTTACGTACGCAAGTCTCCATGCGCAAAATGGACGACGGCGTTTTGATATATTTTAAAGCTGCCGTGCGTGACATCAAGCGTACGCCAAGTAAACCGGCGCTTGAAGGTGTGTCAGCCGATAGCGTAAAGTGGCGGCATGACTTACTCTCGTGGCTGCAACGTTCACAAGAAGGTGAGATGTTCAAGGCAGACGTTACGACAGACGACGACGATCAGCGTTGGGTATACGATAACATAGCCATACACGCACCTAGCGCAGAAGTTATCTTCAGCGACGACAACATTAAACTCATACGCTAATGACAATAGAAACACTACTCGAATGTGAAGTTAGCGTACTGGAGAAGATGACCGACGATGAGTTGCTCACACACTTCCAACCATACCTTGTCGTATGTCAACCACCTGTTGACGAGCGTAAGACAAAGGTAGTTAAAATAAAACGTAAGTCTGCAAAGGTTTCGTCCAGCGTCAAGCGTACGCTAGAGGAACAGATGAAGGAGCTAGCTGACTTACATAGCATAGACTTAGACGCGGAGAAAGCGCGGAACTTACTACCACCAAACTTACGATGATTACTTTAGATAAAACAACAGACGGACGTTACATAGTTAAGATAGATGCATCGTTGTACACACAGTCAGCTTGCCCACGCAGGATGTGGTACATGGGCGGACGAGGCTTACGTTATGACGGTAAGTCACACAAGATGGAGTATGGTACAGCGTTTCATAAAGCGTTGCAGGAATACTACACCACGTACAACACAACGAAAGCTGTTGCCGTTGCCGTGGAGCACTACACGCAACCTGACATACACATACCAGACAATGACTTCCGTGACGTAGGACATCTCATTGCTACATTACATCAATACTTCAAGGAGTATGAAATGATTGATGGCCTAAGACCTGTAGTAGTTGACGGCGAGCCGTTACTTGAGCAGCGGTTTGCTGTACCGTACTTCACCGACGGCAACCTACTGGACATAGTATTGTGTGGCACGGTGGATATGATAGGTACGTTCAACGGCATTAACGTAATCGTTGACCACAAGACAACCGCGCTTATGCAAGTGGAGAAGTACCTCGACTCATACCAGAACTCACCACAAATGATGTTCTACAGTATGATATATAAGCAACTGTTTCCTGACGAAGACCGTGGTGTAGTTATCAACGGCATCTTCCTGTCACGTACAGGTAAGAATAAGTTCCAGCGATCTACGATAATCACATTCCCCAATCACGTACTGGATGAGTTCGCCGCGCATTTGCATAACATAGTCACCGACTTCGCCAACAGTTTATACGCTGTGATAGCAGACGGCAAAGATCCAGAGCAGGAGTTCCTACCAAACTTCAACTGCTGTCAGACAAAGTTTGGCGAATGTAACTTCTCACCTGTGTGTACTACGCCACGGCAAGATGATAGAGAGACTCTCGTTACGTCGTTGTTCACCACAACTAACACATACGATCCACTAAAATTCCAAGCATGACAGACCAAGAAATACGCGACGCAGCTTTACGTAAGTTTAAAATACTTGCACCGCGCAAGTTCAACGCTGGCATAGCAGAACACAATCCCGACGGTACAAAAGGAATGTGGCTTATGACTCCAGAGCAACTTGTAGATAGCGCGGAGGAAGAAGTAATAGATCTTTGGCACTACATACAAGTGCTTAAAGCAAAAATAAAAGAGCAAGACGCTCTCATACTACAACTGAAACGAACAATAGCAAAACAAACATGAATGACGAACAAGACATATTAGCTTTATCTAAAGCTATAATAGAGATAAGTCAAGACAACCCAACCAGAATCATACACGCTATAGACGGTGTGAGTGAAAGCATAGAAAAACTTAACTCAACTTTAGCGGAACAGCTAAGACAAGTTAAAGTTGAGTTAGATATTATTTCTAGCACCATGCGATAACGAACAATAGCAAAACAAGAACAATGAGTAAAGCAATAATAGGTATCGTAGGTAGTAGTGGCACAGGTAAGTCTACCTCGCTACGCAACCTGCCAACCAACACAACACACATAATAGATCTTGAGCGTAAGGGTATGCCCTTCCCCAAGAAGTTCCCACACACATCATTCTGCGCTAGCGTTAAAGAGTTTAACGATGCGTTAAGCGTAGCACTAGCAGACGAAAGCTGCGAAGTGATAGTCATTGAGTCGTTCACAAAGTACGTTGAGATACTACATACGTTATCTGATAGGTCTTTCAAGGGCTTTGATATATGGAACTACTACAATAAAGAGATCCGTACTATGCTAGATAAAGTTAAGAACGATCACGCTGTCGTGATATTCACGGCGATTGACGAGATCGTGGAACTAGCGCAGCCCAGCGGCGAAGCATTTAACGTGCGCCGCATCAAGGTGCAAGGTAAGCAACACGCTGGTTGTATAGAGAAGGAACTCCTTATGGTACTGTTCACGGAAGTTAAACGTGACAAAGAAGGTAACACACGCTACACGTTCCAGACGAACAGCGACGGTATCACATCTGCGAAAACCCCGATGGGTATGTTCGATAAAATGTACATAGACAACGACGTTAATGAAGTCATAGAGAAAGCTAAGAAATATTATGCCTGATCAAACACATAACATAGACTGGAGTAAGTTTGTTGATGAGAAGTTTGCTATGCTAAAAGATACAGCAAAGCAACAGTATAACAACGTTGATGAAATGTCAGTAACGCTATCAGAGATAATCGAAACCGCTGAGGAGCTTCAGAATGATATAAGTGATCTGCAAAATGACGTAGATGAAAACTATATCGTACGACCGAAGTGGCCAGAATACTTTGGCATCGCCGAACTCACCGACATACTCATTACTACATTACCCACACCTAACTACGGTAAACAAGAAGACTCTCTGCGACAGTTGCATGAGCTACGCCAAATGTGTGCTCATGCAAACATCGTGGGCTTAGACGACCTAATAAAATACATAAAGCAATGACGAAAAGTAAAGAAGAAAAAGAATACGATAACATGGTTATCGGCGTGGCAACAGCTACGTATAAGCAAGCGCAGCTTATAGCAAACAAGTTGGATATTAGTAAGCAGGATTCGTTTCTGTTACTACAAACCATTACGATAGAGAAGCTCACGTATCTTATGGCACAGATGCTCGAAGGAATTTCCTCCGCAAACAATAGGAGTGCGGTTACGGAGGAACATACAAACAAAGACACTCCCCACATAGTAACATAACATAACATAATGGCAATCATCAACTTAGATGAAATCGCAGATAGCGTAAGACCCTATCTAAAGAAGGACACGTACACAGCACGAATTCTTAGTGCTGAGTTTACGCAAAGCAAGGCCGGTGCGCCTATGGTAGTGATGCAATGGGAGCTAGCTGCTCCTGAGTCAATCGAAGATGGCATGAGTGGTAAGACCGTACGAATTGCAGGTTTGCAGTTCCGCGACTACCTATCGTTTAGTGAGAAGGCTAAGGAGTTTACGTTTCGGCGTATCAAAGCCCTGCACAAAGCGTTAGAACTCACGCCAGAGTTTGATGACGAAGATCCTGACGTAGATCAGTACGCTGGTTTAGCTGCTGACGTTACGATAGAGACTGAGCAGCAAGCGCAGACGAACGATGATAGTTCGCCTGTCCTTGACAACAACGGCGATCCTGTAATGAACAATAATTACAGGCTCAAACGTGTGCTTCGTTTGAATAACGACCACACGCTGTAACACACACTTGTAGTATAGCGGTACACGGCAGCTATTAAGACGCTGCGCAGTTCATTGATCGCCGCTATACTACGTTTAATTTATGTTGTAGCACATGGGTACAAGATTGCTATTAAGATGCAACTGGGTTCAGGCTGCTATCATGACGGCCTCATGTAACGTTTTATGGTTGACGTTACATGGCATTACCTGAGTTGATCGCCTGTGTGCTACAACATAAATTAGACTCATGCCTTTAACCATACAACATACATCCGCACAGCTACCGTACAAGGGGTTAACAGTAATACTAGGTAAGCCATCGCGCTTCGACCGCGCCCAGTTACTTAGTGGATACGCAGGGCAGTTATTCTACAACGCCCTTAATCCTATACCACGGCAAACTATCGACGTTACACTCGCCGATAGCGTAAACCAATACCCCATACGCGAGGGTACTAAAGTCGTGCTGCTACTAGGGCAGAAGGCGTTAGACTTATTTAAGTCTGGCGTTACGTTAGATGAACAACGCGGTTGCCCGTTCATCATCGACGGCATAACGTACGTATGTTCGTACGAACCGCAAGAATCTGTTGATCGTATGGCATACTTCAATCCTAACGATGCGGATAACGTAGGCGCAGAGAATGACAAGGGCCGACACGGTAGAACACGACGGCCCAATCGTAAGTTCTGGCTGTCACGTGACGTTAAGAAAGCCGTAGGATACTTGACCATCCCGCCAGCAGTTACGAAGGCCAAGCATATCTTGTGGCCACGCGCCGATGACGTAATCGCGGTACTACAAACACGTAAGAACGAGACTATGTACTTTGACATAGAAACAAACCGTTCATTAGAGTTAACGTGCTTCGGATTTTCGTTTGACGACAAAGAAGCGTGGTGTGTGCCTATGGTAATATCGCCGTTCGCCGGTTACTACTATGAGGATACGCCACATATCCTACGTGCACTAGCTGTAGCCATGCGTGACAATGAGGTGGTCATACACAATGCGCTGTTCGATCTCTTCGTCCTAGCGTACAAGTATGGCATCCCCGCACCGCGTAAGGTGTATGATACAATGCTCGCGCATCACAGG